GTCGGCTCATCAAATGTGGGTTCGACCAACGCAACCTCGAATGTCGGCTCATCAAATGTGGGTTCGACCAACGCAACCTCGAATGTCGGCTCATCAAATGTGGGTTCGACCAACGCAACCTCGAATGTCGGCTCATCAAATGTGAGTGGATTGACCACGACCACTTCTACATATATAATTGAAGATGATCGTTTTGCACCCTTTTAAATATATTCAAAATTCAAAATTCAATATAAATAAAATGAATATCATTTATTTCATTTTATTTGTATTTTTATCTCGCGTTAAATCCGAACCCACTTGGTTTCATAGTGGCATTTTTTCTTTCCCTTTCCCGATTATTTCTTGAAGTATTTTTCTTCCACATTTCGTTCATCAGTATTTTAGTGTGCACTGGAATCTTAGTATTCCCCGCGCGTTTTCTGTTTGAGTTCGACTTCGAGTTCGACTTCGAGTTCGAGTTCCAGTTTCCTTCGAGAGCTTTTAAGAGATTTGCTCGTTTTTTCGTGTTCGCCATTTATTTACTACCAATATTATTTTCGTTGACTTAAACTTTTAAGAAGTATAGAATGAAATGAATGAAGACATATAAGTCACTCGACGGTATAGTCATAAAAGTTGGCGAAAACGCAAAAGAAAATGATGAGTTGACACTATCTAGTTATCCAAAAGAATGGTGGATGCACACGGATGGAGGACCAGGTTCACATGTCATTATTTGCCATGAAGAGGATACAATTCCCAGTGAAACAAAGAGAGACGCGGCGGTATTAGCTGTATATCACAGTAAGGAAGCCAAATCAAAAATAGTTCGCGTGAATCTTGTGAGAGTTGAACAAGTCATCAAAGATGAACGCATAAAAAATCATGGAATGGTCTATTTGGATGGCAAAGTCATGCAATTTACCGTGTTCATGAACAAAGAAAAAGATCGATTAGATAGATTACGGACGTCCTTCATAAGGTAAACGAATGCCTTTGATGTCAAGTTGAACCTTTTTAGGTTTTTCTTCACCATTGAGACGCAACAATAATAACAAATATGTCAAGTAGAGACCAGTAGATGAATTTGCCGGTGTCATCTTAACATCCACAAATTGACCTTGTTGTTTTGTAATTTTATATATATCCAACCTTCTTTTGTCTCCGTCGCCATCTGAAACTTCGACTAATTTATATTGTGATTTCACAGTATCCCTAATGTATGGATCTTCGAGATTCCATCGGTCTGTCCATAAATCATCTGCCATTATTTGTGCTAAATCAATATTCTTGCTATTGCGTATCATTGTAAGTTTTCCATCTACATATTTCTCAACATACCAACACCCGTGTCCTCCTCCATCTGGACACTGTGTATATCTTGAACCACCTCGCAATAGAGTTGGTCCTAACCGAATGTCATACATATAGGCCCATCCAGATTTCGGTGCATGTCCGCTACAGTATTCAGGCTTGTTGCCATCTTCATAACATCTATATAAGTCTGGTCCAATAATATATCCTTCTCGTGAATAGTACAAACGTTCTGGACCTTTGATAACTCCATCTTCGGTAATGATTAATTTATAATCTTTCATTTTTTCAAGAGGTTGTTTGTTCACTTCCTCTTCTACCACCTCTGATGTTTCTTCTGATGTGGTGGTGGTGGTGGTAGGAGGTGGTAATTTATTTGAAAATATGGTCAGAGCAATAATTATAAATAATAAGAAGGCAAATATTTGTAACGAATTACTCAAATGATAAGTAGTACCCATCTTTCTAATACTACCAGATATTAAAAAAATAATCCTCTGTAGTGATAGTATGAGATGAGTCTTCATATTATCATGGGTAATATGTTCTCGGGGAAAACATCCGAATTGATACGACAACTCAAAAGACAAAAGATACTGGGGAAAGACATTTTGGTTATCAATTCTTCGAAAGATACTCGTTCATCCGAACCAGTATTGAAAACCCACGACGGTGTCACTTTTAATTGTATAAAAACGAATGATTTGTCTAGTTTGATAGAAAACGACGAATTCAATAAAGCGGTGGTGATCGGCATAGATGAAGCACAATTTTTTAAAAATCTCAAAGCGTTCGTGGAGTATTGTGTATACAAAGGTAAATATGTCATCATCGCTGGATTGAATGGAGATTACAAACAAAGAGAATTTGGAGAAATATTGAAGTGTATTCCATTGGCTGATAGTGTCAAAAAATTACATGCTCTCTGCACGGTGTGCAATGACGGAACACCTGGACCATTCACTGTTAGAACCGTTGAAAACAATGAACTCATACTCGTTGGAGATACAGACATGTATACAGCGAGATGTAGAAAACATTTGATTTGAAAATAAAAAATTTATTAGTAGTATATTGAACATGTCTAATAGTAACAGAAATAGTAATAGTAACAATAATTATTACAATAACAATAGCAATAGCAATAGTAGCAGCGGAAGCGCACCTTCTAAACGCCCTGGCACTCCTGATCCTATGAATTTAAAAAAGTATACAGGTGAAGAGTCGAAAGCTTCTATAAACAACAAATCAAACAGATACAAACTTATACACTACATGAAAACACGAAAACCTTTATCTTCCAACCAAAAACTTGGATATTTAAATGAATTAAAAAATGGTAAAACGTTAAATAGTATAAAAAACAAAATAAATAAGTCTACAACTCAAAAACAAAATTTTCCTAATAATACACAGGCATTGAAATATGCTGATTATATATTGAAAAAACAAACCTATCTACTTGCAGGTAATTGGAATCACACTAGAAGGTTTAAATTGGATACAAAGAGAGAATATCTTAAATTTCTTAAAAAACTTAGAATACTTTTTTTAGACAAACTCATAAAAAACATAAAAACAAAGAAAAATATGAACACGTTAATAACAGGCTATTATGAAACTTTTTTTAATCGTATAGAAAACATTGTGTTGGGTTTGTATCATATGCAATATAAATCACAAGTGGCGGAAGTATATGAATATCCAGTTTCAATTGATCTAGATAAAGTATATCGTGTCATTCAGAATAATTTGTGTATTCATACCGATCCCCAAACAGACATTCAAAAGATTGAAATTTTCGTTGTATATTCCTATCTTAAATTGTTCTATGGAAACTCAAAGAGTGAATTATTTCTACATGAAAGAGCTAAATTCTTACTTGCTGAAGAAATATATGTAGTGGACGATTCTTCATTGGATTACTCATTGTATCAAGACCATGAAGCTGCAATGGATGAGATTAAAAGCGATACTTACGCACTGTTATCAGAATATTACGATCGACGTTATATAGATCTTTCCCAGTTTAAAATAGATGTGGACGAACCTATACACTTCAAAATCAAACGAGTAATTAACTTTTTGATTGTAATGTTTTATGCAAATGGTAAATCTATGCGTGCTAAAATAAATAAAATGAAGGTTATTGATTACGATACTTTTAGAAAAATTGCAGCTTCGTATAAAAAACCTGTAACCAGCAGACCTAGAAAAATTACTAAGAACACTGAGTTATTTAATCGTAACTTTTCTGAAACAACTAAGATTTCTACAATTCCTACCAATAAAAGAGTGTATATAAACAAGCCGTCAAATGTAAAGAAAAATGGTGAACTCCGAAGAGTATACAACAAGACTGCTATGAATAGATTCATGGCTAGTAAAGAACACGGTCGTCTCCATGGTAATATATTTACAAAGGAAAACATTAAAAATATTACGGCAAGAAACACGGTGAATAAGAATGTTTATTTGCGAAACATTAAAAATCGTTTGATAAATTCAAACTTGAATACTTTTAATGCTACGGTGAATAAAATAAAAACAAACCTTCCCTCAAATATTTCAAAAACAGAAGTGAATACTATTGCTCGTTCCATAAAGCCAAAAGTATGAACAGTCTCTCTCTCCTTCAAAGAAAACAAATTACTTTTTAAATACGGAACACATATTTAAAAAGTGAATACGACGCGGGTGGGTTTCGATCCCACTACCTTGAGATTAACAATCTCACGCACCACCTATCGCGCTGCCGCGTCTTACTCCAGCCTACCGGATTCGAACCAGTGACCATTGGAGGATTGATTACACTTTTGATAGTGTTATTTAGCATTCAATATGCTACAATCCAATGCTCTTCCATCTGAGCTAAGGCTGGATAAAGCTCCTACGAGGGTTCGAACCTCGGTTTTTGGATTCAAAGTCCAATGTTATCACCAATTAAACTATAGGAGCCTATATATTTACTATGTATTTTTTCTTTAAGTCCTGAATTATGAAGACCATGTATTTATATAATCGGCCAACTTTAACCCGGATCTATTTTTAGACATTTTCGATAATTGGAAGTTTGTATAATTAGAGTGTGTTTTTAGAAATTTATGTTTTATATTTTTATATTTATTTGAAATGTTCTTATTATATGTACCAAATGTACTGATTTGTTTATTTAATTTTTGAATTATTTTTATTATATGGTCTCGGCGAGTAGTCATTTATTATAGTATTTATTTTATTTTATTTTCTTTCCTATCAATAAGATGAAAGTAAAACTTCGTAAAAGCCCCCATCCATCTAAAAAATTTCGAGTTATTTTCGAAGATGGGAGTTCAGTAGATTTTGGTGGAAAAGGATATTCCGATTTTACTATTCACAAAAATCCACTGAGAATGCGTTCCTACCTGATGCGACATGGTGCCGCACCCTACCTGTCTTCTGGTATACTCAGAGAAACGAATGGTAAAGTCGTTTTGAATAAACTTGTGAATATAAACAATTCTCATCTTGAAAACTGGAAAATGTCGGGTGTCAAAACCGCTGGATTTTGGTCTCGGTGGCTTCTTTGGTCAGTTCCATCGTTTGATAATGCAAAAAAATTGATGACTCGAAAATTTAACATTACATTCACCTGAGGCGAATAGTACAAATATCTAAATATTCTTGATTTATCTCGAAACCTATATAATGTCTTTTCATTGATTTAGCAGCAACTGCGGTTGTTCCGCTTCCCATGAAAGGATCTAGAACTAGAGCACCTTCTCTGGTAAAGAGTTGTATTAAATGTTGTATGAGTTCGATCGGTTTCACAGATAAGTGTGTATTTGAAACATCCTTTTCTACTTTAGTTGGCTTCTTGACAAGAAAAACATTTGTATCCAAAACGCCTTCTTGTGTCGTCATTATATTTGAAGGAAATTTACCATTCACCAACGTGTCTTCATTACAGTGCATGAGACCAGTTCCATATTTTTCAAAATTGTCTATATATCTTCCCTCGATTGGTTTCACCGCAAGACACATTGGTTCAATCGCAGGCTTTAACATCGGAGTTCTCCAGTCTTCACATAATTGTTTTAGGTTTTCTTTTTGTTCATCTGTTCTTGTTTTGTCTTTATTTATTATATGGTCTTGTTTGAATGCTTTCACTTGAGACTGTGTATAAATCCATCCAAGCATATCTCTTATTTCAAACCCTTCATCCTCAACTGCACTTGCCATGGCGTGATATAGTCTTGGACTACTAAAACTTATAAATGAACCACCTGGTTTTAGTATTCGAAATACTTCTTTTGAAACCAATGAATAAAATTCTTTAAATTTTTTTGATTGGTTTCTGTCAAATTTCATACCTTTTGGTAAATTTCCAACCACCGAAGAATTTCCTCTTTTATCTAACCGATTTTTATCCCAATCATTACCAAGACCGTCTAAAAAATACGGAGGATCTGTACAAACCATATCTACTGAATTATCGGGTATATTTTTCATACCATCGAGGCAGTCTATAAGTTTAATTGTATCCATTATTCATTATATACTCTATTTCTTTAAACGTTCAAATAATTCATTGAAAATATATTTGTCTCTAAATCTTGCCTGTATAGGCGGTTGAAACCGTAAATTTTCTGGGTTATTACCCTTGTCAGCATCAAGGTGTCCTATTTGCCATTCAGATTGTTCTGGTTCTAATATAAATTTCATTATCCATTTAACTTCATTTAATTTAATTGAAATCATATCGTATAATTTAGGTTCTTTTAAAGATAATAAAAGTTCAATATATCGCATTTCTATTTTTACCTTTTCTTTCCAATGTTCTTTAACTCGTTTAACTTGACAACTTTTATCACCATTTACTAAAATATTAGTATGAACATTTTTTCTTTTTTCAATTTGAAAGAAATCTATTTCAAATGGATAAAGTAATGAATATAATCCCTTTTTATATTTAACAAGTTTCAAATTTCCAGCCGGTTTGTTAAACGCTTGGATTGCATCAGTTGTATCAAATCCTATCACTTTAAAAAAATTATCCGCGAATTTTCTATCTATAAATTTCGACCCGTTGACAAATTCTTGTTGAGACATTAAAGCAAGTGCTTGACCTTTTAAACTGTATATATTTGGCTCTTTAATGTTATGAGTTTGAAAAAAAACAAGAAGTTCATTTGGATACTTTGAAAACTTTAACATTTATACTTGACAATTATACGATTATACTCTTTATCTAAAAAAAGTTTTCAGTTCTATAAATTTTTGTTTCGAACTCGTTGTCTCTACCAAGCACTGAAACTCTTTCATTACCATACAATTCTTGACATCCTACATAACTATCCATACATTCACGACTGTTGTATGTGATTGGGACGGAATACATAAAATTTCCATTACTCAATGACGTATAATAATTATATTGGTCGCGTCTTCCATTGACTTCTTTTGCAAACAATGGCAATGTTTCATTTGTCAATGGGTCCGTCAAAATACCGACTTGTTGGGTCACCCCAGGTTTATACATTTTCAATGGAGGTCCTCGAAATTCGGGAGCATGACGAGTATCTGGTCGATTTTGATCGAAGACTGGGGCTGGGGCTGAGGCTGGTGCTTGGACTGGGGCTGGAACTTCTACTGGAACCCGAATTGTAACTATTTTTACCGGGCGATGAGTGACCCATACAAGGAAAAACATGAGCACAAATATGACAGCTAATATGAGTAGTGAATTTTGTTGTTGTGTTCTCATTCTCATTTTACTTTAATTAAAGAAAATAATTGCTCTTTAATTAATGAAAATACTAGGTATAGATGTAGGTTTTCATAATCTTGCTCTCGTTTTAGCAGAATGTAATGGAACCGACATACATATTCAATTCGTGAAAAAGATTTCATTGGGGGATTACAAATACATTAAATCAAATGATACAGTTGATTTAGTTCCTCTTATGATTGACGACTACAAAGATATTTTTGAAAGTGCGGATGAGATAGTGATAGAACGTCAACCATTGACTGGTTTGACCGGTATTGAAGTTTTGATACATTACATAAATAAAGAAAAGTCAATGCTCATCAGTCCAAATGCGATGCATACTTTTTTTGGATTTGATAGTTTGAATTACGAACAAAGAAAGGAAAGAACTGAAAAAATTGCATCACACTATTTACAAGACAACGAGTATTACTTGAACCTTGATAGAAAACATGATATAGCAGATGCTGTCTGTTTGATAATCTATCAAAATTATAAAAACTGTATGAAGATGAAAAAGAAAAAATTAGAAGATACTTTAGTTTTTGCGGAATTCATTTATGTTAAGCCTTCCCAATCTGTATTGAACAACAAACCAGAGGAATAAAAATAAAGTTTTCGCTAAAGTTCGTGCGTCGTTGTCATCTATAGTATATATTGGTTTCATAATTTGACCAAAAAATGTTTCTTGTTTTTCGTTGCCCGTTATATACATTTCCAATTGCGTTAAAGCACAAGTATCATCATTGGTCATCCAATGAAAAAAGAGAATTGGGATGAATAATGAATATAATCGAAGTATTCGTTTATCTCCAAAGAATGGAATAGCGACTGCGAATAAAAAAAGAATGGTATGAATAAGAAAAATCATCCTACCTTATCCAGAGATTAAAAAAATAAGATACACAACCAAAAACATCAATGTAATGTTGAATGCGGCGACACACAGTATGTATGGCATAAGTTTATGTCTTAAAGGTTCCAATACTCTTTTGTGTAGTGCGTTATTTTCCAGCACCATATCTATTGCCTGATTAGTAAATTCATCCATGGATCGGTTCATTAAAATAGAGTCTGAAAAAAATACAGACTTAAAACCGCTTTTTCAGGAACAATTGCAACTCTTGCGTAGATATATACAAGAGAATAAAAATATAGTTGTCGTGGGTTCGAGTGGTGTAGGTAAAACGACATTAGTGAAGACCGCTTTGAGCGATACCAAGCATTATGAAATCGATATAGATAGTATTAAATTTTACAATTTGGTAGAAAATTCGTCAACGCATATATTTATTGACGATTACGACTTAGATTCGTATTCATTGAAAAAATTAGTGGAAGATGCGTCTGAAGGAAAGAATAAATCAAAAGGTTCGTTCATTGTCATCACTGATAAGTTTATGTTATATCCAAACTTTGAGACTATTTTGTTGGAGAAACACAGTCCGGAGACATTATTGACTTTGGTTGATGAGAAGGAACGATCGAAGTATGAAGAGGCCGCGTGGATGGCTTGTGGAAACATTAATTTTTTTTTTAATTATAGACTTTTTAAATTTCAAAAAGATATGTTCAAGTCAACAAAAGAATATGTAAATGATATTTTATGTTCAAAAGAGCGTATAGTCATTAAAGATACACTCCACGAACATGGAAGTTTTTGGGATATTATTCATGAAAACTATTTGGATTCAGATGGTTGTAATTTTCAAAAGATTATGAATTCTCTTTCTTTTGCGTGTGTATATGATACATTAATTTACGATGGCGATTGGGGTGCGATGAAATTTTTTGTGAATGAGGTGCTTCGTATTCCAAAATACTATATGGGTGAACCATTAGATCCGAATACCATTCGTCCAGGGAGTTGTTGGTCAAAGACTGGTAATCACAAAATGCGCAAACAAAGAATTCGTTCCATGTTGATGAAAGGTCCGGTTGGAATGCATCAAGAACATCTTTATTTGTTACGACAGTATGCTTCAAAAGGAAATTATAGTATACTCAATACATACAATATTAATGCAACTGATTTTGACATTATTAATCATCTCTCGATTGTGAACAAGTTAAAGCCGAAGGATGTGAATGCTATCAAAAAGACTTTAAGAGAAACCGCAAGTGATATATAAATGTCGGACGATGAATGTATGATCGAGAGTTACGACAATAGTCGTGTCATCGGAAATGAAATTATATATTTCGGTGAAATTTCAGAATCTAATATTTTAGATTTTCTTGAAAGGTTCAAACGATTGGAAAATGAACTTTTGAAGAAGGCGTTGGAACATGATGGAAGTAAACCGACTATAAAAGTAATTATCAATAGCGCCGGTGGCGATTTATTCGCTGGCATAGCCGCTATGAATATTCTCGAAAAATCGAAAGTTAAGATAATTACCGAAGCCCAAGGAGAATGTTGCAGTGCTGCGACCTTTTTATTATTGGCGGGTTCTGAACGGCGCATGGGTGAATCTGCATTTGTTTTGATACACCAGATTGCATCCGGTGAATTTTGGGGTAAATTTGAAGAATTGAAGAATGAATTCAAATGCTGTTCAAAATTGATGTCTCACATCAAGGATATTTATAGATCTCGAACAACAATCCCGGATAGGATGTTTAAGAAGATGATGAAAAAGGATATTTATGTGAATAGCAAAGAATGCATCAAGTATGGAATTGTTCACGAGATTGCTTAATAGTTACATATCGTCTATAAAGATATAGAATTCCTATTATTATAATACCAATACAAAATGTATTAAAATTCATAGACAGTCCACTGGATTGTGGGGGCTCTAAGCGTTTCATCCTATCGTAGTTGACTACTTGTAAATGAACCATATAAAAGAATGAATATTATAAATACAAAGATGAACCGCATCGCCATAGACATTGATGAGACGCTCGTGCATTTTCTTCCTAAATTAGCAAAATTTCATGGTCGCCAGTTGCCACATGGCCAGTATTCCTACATGTATAGAAAAGTATTTGACATTCCTGAAAGTCAGTCAAAAAAGATGGTGTATGATTTTTACAGATCTGATGAATTTGACAATTTATTGCCTATTATAGGATGTCGTGAAAAATTGAAACAACTTCGAAAAGGCGCAAAAAAACTGTATGTCGTGTCTGGTCGTCAAGATTTTGTTCGTTCCAAAACAGAAAAATGGTTAGAAGATTTTTTTCCAGGCATCTTTGATGATTTGGTTTTGACAAACAGTTATACGATTGATGAAATTCCAAAAGTTGAAATATGCCGAAGTCTAAACATAGACACAATTATTGATGACGATTACCAGGTTTGTATGGAATGTTTACGAACGGGCATAAAGCCGTATAATTACATACATATCCCACCTTATCCATGGTCAACACAATCAGACATGTCTCTTCGCTCATGGTCAGATTTAAATCTTAAAGATTTACCCACTAAGTAACATATCTGACTGACTCATGTCGAGAGCTATTGTTGGTTCTGATTTGAAAACTCCGAGTTTGTGGTGTCACATCAATACGAAGAAGGATATTCGAGGTATATTCTTTACGAATAAACCATATATTCAACGAACCCTTCGTGACATGCAAACACCGAGAGTCATATTGAATATGGAACGAACTACGGAACACATTGAGACTATGATTGAAAATATGAATAGTGGTGATGTGCTCTTGGATTGTTCTCAAGATTACTTTGAGGATGTCATGACCAAATCGAAGATGTGTCAAACAAAAACGATTGAATATTTGGGTTGTAGTTTACTCTTCGGTTTTCCGGGTGGTCCGACTGTAGTGGCGAGTGGAAATCCAAAGAGTTTTTACACACAAGAACGATTTCTTCGTGAATTTTGTTCCAATTTATTTTATATTGATGAAAATCCTTCAACGGCACAATTTTTTGAAATGGTTCACAATTCTATGCGATTTGCACTAACGAAATGTATTTACGATATTTTTTTATATTGCAGTCAAGACAATACTCAAATGGAACAGGTTCGTTTATTATGTGAAAAGAGTGATATTGACGGCTCTATTTTGTCTACTTTTATACTCAATGATAGTGAAAATCCCGATGGTCGCTATAAAAGATACACCAGTCTTTCTAGAATAGCGAGTTTGACTATCAACCAAAGCAGCGATATAAATATACGACACAGAGAGGTCAGAAAACCAATACTATTTAATCCTGTATTGGCGAAAAGTGCACTTCGTTTTATGTATGCGACCGTTCTCTTGGAGGGTATTAATGTGCTTCATAGTCGACGCATTGATATACTGAATGCGAAACGCGTCTTGAGTATTGGTACAGCGTTGAATTGTCCGATGATGTCATACAAGTTTCAAGATATGTATGGCATCCTCGAGGAAACTCACGAGGATACTCGGATGTTGCTTCTTCAAATGACGAGTTCGGGAATTCCCTGTCCTTGTATTCAAGCGTCATTGTCTTCCTATGACACGTTGAAATATGTGGACATCATTTAAGGGAATGTTTGACGACACCACATTTCATTGACATTTCCAAAGGGTGAAAATTCAAAAAACAAATGCATCAAGAACCCTACTAAGAATAAAGCAAGAATAGTATTTACATTAAATTTTTTTAAGATGTAATAAATACCTACACTCATCAAACCAATAATTGTCGCCTCTGTAAACACTGTAGCAATCGACCTTTTCGCCATTTATATATACGAATATAAAAAAATAAATAGTGTATTGTATATATGTATGTATGTCATTTTCACGACTAGTCCCTCTGTAGCCCACAAATATCGAGTAACTTTACCAAATAATCACGTTGTTGATTTCGGATCGAGGCGAGAGAGTGATTACACAGACCATAAAAATGCACGCGTCATGCGTTCACAACTCATTCGTCGAGGTGCTCTAGTTCCACTTGAAGTTCGTTTGGAAACAGAACCATCTGAAATTCAATTTGAAATGCTTCACGTGACCCGAAGCACAAAAGAAAATTGGGATGATATCTACTCTCAAGCCTATTGGGAACGTTGGATACTCTATTCATATCCAACCGTATCACAATCACAAATGTGGATGACTACCCGATATGGATTTCTCTTCATGCCGTATCATGACACCTTTTTTTAAAAAAACATTACTTTTTACATGTGTGTTTTTGTCCACATGTAAAAAGTAATTATGTTGTTCCCACTGGGAATTGAACCCAGAATCTCACCCTCGCTCGCTAGATAGTACTCTAGTCATTCATATTCAAGTATATAAGAGGTATGCTTTAACCTGATTAAGCCATGGGAACTATAACCACACTTAGATATGAAGTATAGTCTTTAAACCTCCTCGGGGGTGGAGGGGGGTCGAGAATTTCGAGAATTTCGAGATGAAAACTCTCCGTGTTTCTGTAATATACGGGGTTCACTTTGACACATGATATTTAGACCGTTACACACATCTGGTTTATTTACTCTATCTGGGAATGCGGCATTAAATGCGTCAATGCATTCAGATGGAATATCAGGTGCGTCGGATAACATTCGGTCATAGTCGTCTTTACATTTTTTTACAAATTCAAGAACTGGAACTCTATCTTTTCGTTGAAGCGAAAGTTCCATATCTATTGATCTATAGTATTTTGCATATTGAATAGACATAAGTGAGTGTGCCTCAGATAGTTTTTGACTTTGACTAAACTTAGATATGGATGTCAAAATACCGCTGAGAATATTTAAGGTTGCGAAAATATACTGAACAGTCGTGATGATTGTGCGTTGCGATGGTGTTGTAGTTTCTGCGTCGGGGCTGAGCACAGCGAAACCACCAACACCTGTTATGCTTGATATGATAATTGTTGGATAGGTCAATCGGTCTGATGTTCTTTTTAAACGCATTCGGGCGTCATTATGAAGCCATCTATAACCAGCGGCGCGTTCAGCCCATTTATAGACGAGTGATTCTTGTTGTGGACACCATTCAGGTTGAACAACTTCACCTGAACTCATGTAATTGCATGAGAAATGTTTCTCGCACACTGGAAAGCCATTTTATCGACGAGTTCGTTGTATTTATTTCCATTGTGTGCCTTTACCCAACACCATTCTACTTGTAGTTGTAAACTTAAATCATACATGATAATCCACAAACTTTTATTTTTCACAGGACTTCCAGTACTCGTTTTCCAATCATTCAATTTCCATTTATGAATCCAACTCGTGATACCCTGTTGAACATAAGTACTGTCTGTATATATTTTCACTTTCTGTATCTTGTTTTTCACGCAGTGTGCGAGTGCTTCATTTATGGCGGTCATTTCCATGATATTATTTGTAGTTCCAGAACAGGAACCCGACATTTCTAAACCACTCGGAGATAGAACAGCCCATCCACCAGGTCCTGGGTTTTTGATACACGAACCATCTGTATATATTTCCATCTCCGTGTCCATGATGTATAAAGTAATATAAAATAAAACTTTTATATAGTAGTAAGCAACAAGCATGTGTGATGTTTCTGGACCAAGCACTGCGGCTGTCATTTCTTTGAATGCGATAGGAGGACAGGATGTTCATTTAATAGAAGAAAA